ACTGATCTGCATTATCTGAGTATAAATTCAATAGTTGTTTTTTATCAGGCAGTTTCATCTTGTTTGTAAATCTTGTTAAGATTTTTCTTAGTTTCTTTATTTTTCTTATTAAATTCTGATTGTTGATCCAAATCTTTTAGTTTAGATTTTTTAGTGTGTCCTTTTATTAATCTACTGATTACTTCTACTGTCTGAGCATTTCTACCTGACGGATTATTTTTGTGCACCGTTGCGTATATATTTTTCTTAATTGTGTCTATTGCTCTTTCTCCTTGATTGTTATCTCCTGATTTGGTCATAAAGTTTTTTGTGACTTTCATTGTATGAGCATCTTTGTTAGAACCACTTTTCTTTTTTCTCTCGATTTGCCTACTTACACTGTCTTCTGGGAATGGTTTGAATTTTTCTAGGATTGATATAAATTCTTTGAATGTTTTCATATGAGTTTTAATTGTATTTATTTCCTAACAGTCCTAATGCTTGCATCATTGGCACAGGACTGCTAGAGTGCTACATAAGACAGTTACAACAAACTAATGAAAAACTTATCACTCACAGAAGAGCAAGTAAAACTTCTGGCAGATGCTGTATGGATGAGACAAAGATGTTTCATTGCAGGAGACAGAAGATTCAAAGAATACGGTGCAATGTTAGATACACTCTTAGAAGGAATGGATTACACTCCAAGTAGATTCTGATTATGAATTACGATACAGTTTTCGTATCTGATGTCCATTTGGGGACTCCACGATGTAATACTCAAAAGTTTCTAAAATTTCTCAAAGAACTTAAGACCAAAAAGTTAGTGATGGTCGGTGATATTATTGACATCTACTGTATGGAAAAATATAATACTCGATGGACAAAAGAACATACTGAATGTGCTCATCAGATTCTCAATTTAGCAAAGAAAGGTACAGAAGTCGTTTACATTCTTGGAAATCATGAAGCGCAGATGCGTCGGTATTGCGATTTTAAACACAAAAACTTTACAATAACAAACGAATATATTCACGAGGATTCAAGAGGAAATAAGTTTCTTTGCGTTCATGGAGATAAGTATTCGGAGTATTCTTCTGGATCTTGGAAGCAATTAGTGTTTAATAGAGGATATGAGTTAATTACTCCATTAAGTTTCTGGCTAGAAAGATTCTTTTGTTTTTCTTTAGTTTATGCTCTAAAAAATAGTGTTAGGGGGAAAAATTATATTAATAAGTATGAAACTGATATTGCTTCTCACTGCACTCAAAGAAGTGAAAAATATAGTGGAGTAATTTGTGGACATATTCATTCTGGAAATATTAGATATTTTGGTGATTTATTGTATATGTGTTGTGGAGACTGGTGCGACACTTGCTCTGCAATAATAGAAAAAGATGGAGTTTATTCCCTAGAAAAATATTGATGATTAGCTCAGAAACATCCTATAAGTTAGCAGAGATCATAAGATCCACATGGCCTGGTATTTACATAAGACCCAAAACATGCTATAATAAGAACCTAACCACGGAAAACAAAAATGGGAAGAAGCATTGACTGGCTTAATATTATTTTTGCTTTGTATTTAATCTATCTTGGATTTAATATTGGCAAGCCACAAAATAAATAATTTCAATTCGCACATAACACATGCAATTGTACCAATCTTCTGACGAATATCTTTATAATCTAGAAACATCATCGCCACAAGAAGCAAGAAGATTATGGAGACAGTCAATACGGGAAAAGTGGGAACATCAATGCGCTTATTGCGGAAGTAAAGAAAACATAACATTAGATCATGTGATTCCACAAGCAAAAGGAGGAACCGATCACATTACTAATGTTGTTTGTGCATGTGAATCTTGCAATCGTGCAAAAGCTCATACTGATTTTTATGAGTGGTATCCAAAGCAAGAATTTTACACAGAAGAGAAATTCAATCAAATAGAAGCCTGGAGAACCCAGATGGTTAAACAGGAATTAAAAGTTTATAGACCGAGAAAAACAATGATATGAAGAAAGGATTTATTACACAAGATCATTATGCTGCTATTCCTTATGGAAAAAAGCAGCTAATGATCATTTTTAATGGCGAACAATTAGAAATAGTTAATACAGAACTCCAGGCAAAAAAATTTATTGATGATCACAGAACCAAACCTGGAATTGGCACAGTGTTTGTTGACTCTTCTTCTCCTTCGGTTAAAATAAAGAAGTCCAGAAAAACTAAAAATAAATAGTTTTTAATCGGAGATTATTATGCTTTCTACAAAAACAAGGCTAATACTGGAAAAAATTGCACAGAGAATTCAGAATGGAGAGGAAGTTAGTCTAGATGATATGATCTTTGCCGAAAAGTGGTCGAAGTCAAATCGATCTGCAGCCGCAATTATCCGTAAGGCAAGGAGAATTGCGACGCAGGGAAAAGGACAAGAAGGAAGTCTCGATGAGTTTATGCAGATTATGGATCTAGGCAATCCAGATCCATCAACACATTTGGATTCTTCGATGTCTGTGGATGATCTCTACAACTTTTTTAAAAATGACGACGATTCAATGCGTAGGGACTGACATGAATAAACAACTAGAAGCTATTGATCTTTTCATCGAAGACATCAAAACCCCACACAGTGAAATTCGAATGCGAGCCAAGAAATTAGACTGCGACGAAGAACTCACTATTTGGCAGGACTTTGTTCTTGAATACTTGCAGAACATAAGAACCACACTAGAAGGAAACTCAAAGCTATGACAATTTATTACTCATCACTGGCAATTTTTGGGATCATATCTTATGTACTAATCGTCGATAAAAATGTTTCTGATGCTATTGTTTTGGTTTTTAAAATGATTCCAATTCAAATGCAAAGATTTTTTTGGATGATTCGTTTTCATCCTAGAAATCCCATTACAAATTTCTTGATGGAGCGTAAATATGAAAAACTGGCACTGGAACTACAAAAGGAGTTGACAGCCTCCCAAGAGCCTGGTATAGTGGAGTCTGAGACCAAAAAACAATGAGCACCGAATCAAACCCAATTGATCTGAAGTCCCTGCAATCAAGAATTAACGAAATTAAAAAAGAGGGAGAAGAGATCACTGATTTTACTTTTGATTTTTTGGAATGCCTGATGAATCGTCATGATTTAGAAGATTGCATTCCGCCCGATCTTGAATTAGAAGATGTTCCCGACCACATTGTAGAATCTTTGCGGAATGGTAATATTCCCGAAAAGGAGCAACTGCTCATGATTTCTCCAGATGCACAAAACTTTATGTGTTTTGAATTAGTCTGGGTTTGTGGTATGGGAGCACTTGCGGCTTATGGCGCAGACGAAGATGGAGATGAAGAAGAAGGAATTCCAAGCACATTTGATGTGATTTTGGCGATGCGAGATGTAAGTCCTGCACATGATATGGCTTCTTATATTATTGCTGCTCTTACTCTTCTTATGTGTCAAGTTCCTAGCGAAGATATGATTGCTAGGCTTACGCATGATTTCGATGATGATCATGAGCAACTACAACAGAATATGGACAATTTCGTAGAACTCGCTTCTGCTATTATTACTCGTTATCGTGAGGACATGATGTATTATGGGTCGCCAAAAGAACTGGATTGATGATGGTGCCTTTTATATCGAAAAGGCACGATGGGGAACATGGAAAAGTTATGACAAAGAAGGGAAAGGATTGATCACTAGCCTCACAGAAGAAAGTTGTATCCGAGCAACTCGTTTTTACCTAAAAGGACTACAAGAAGGTTGGGGAGATCAATCGACTTATTCTGGGGAAATTGAATATAAGCTATGAGTGATACTGATCCAACGGCACCTTGGTTTGAATTTCTTTCTTATATAAGGTGCTGCGAATCACTAGGAGTAACGCCTAGTATGAATCGGTTTCTTGCCTACAATAGATACTACAAATCAGTTCTAGATGAGAAAGAAAAAACCAGTCAAAGTAAAGCCACAAAGTAAAAGAGAAAAACCAAAAGAAGAAATAGTTCTTGATGTCGCGCCTTTTCATGAGTTTTTTCCTTTGACTTTAGTTCACAAAGAACAAAATCAAGAAAAAGTTTGTTATTTTGTGTGCCAAGAGCATCTAGATAAATATATTTCTCGTTATAAATTAAAGAAAAAAGATTACAAAATTTCTAAAACTGAACCAAGAAAAAAAGATGGCGACAAAGAAGCGTAAAACAGCTTGGAGGTGGTGGTCAAAATCACTAGGAGAAAAAGCATCTAAGTGCGATCGTGAGTCTGACATTGTTGCTTCTATCAGAACTGTAATCTTTTTAACCTACCTAATTACAAATTGTTTCATTGTGGCTGGGGTGATCCGACATTGGAATGATGTGGAGTATACTAGACCAATACCCATTCAACGACAATGAAGTACCGAATTATAGAAAAAGCAGATCTTAATGGAGAGATTTGCTTTTTCCCCCAATATAAGAAATTTTTTCTTTGGTTTAATTTCATGGAGATGGAAGTGTTTCCAAAAATAATTAAGTTTCATTCTTTAGAGTCTGCAACGAAGTTTATCAAAAAGCAACTCAATAATCCAAAAAAGAAAATACATTATGTTTAAAATGATCGATCATCTGGTTGAGGATCCAACTGATGAGAATAAGATAAGTTTTCTGTATTCTCTGTCTCAATTAGAATATTCTACTCTAGAAGAGGCAGAGTCTTATCCTAAAAAGTCTCGGGAGTATTTTCAAACCAGGACAGAAGCCTTTTCAATCCGTCCAGAGTGTGCTAAGGTGCTCTTGCGTAAGTGGGTATCCAAGTATGGATCGACTGAAGGATGTCCATTAAAATATGAGGATACCCTCAACATTCCATTTCGCCAAATTAAAAAACCATGAGTTATCTAAAACATTATGAATCTGTTTATGGGAAAATTAAAGATGAACTGACTGGAATTGAATATTCGCTAATGGATACAATTGTTAATCTTATCAAAAGAATTGAAGTCCTTGAGAAAGAGAATACAGAAACTACAAATCGACTTTATGAATTAGAAAACAAAATTGACACACAGGAGAATTGATTATGGAACTTGACTCCTTTAGCTACAGATTTAAAGAATTGTTTTTTGATGTACTTGGTAGTGACATCCCACCAGAAGATGTCTACAAAGAAATCAAAAAAGTAGCACAGGAACAATATCATTACCATAAGCATATGTGTAGTCGCGCATATGAATTTCTTGCTCTATTCAATGATCAAGATGATATTGAAGGATATAGTGCTCCCACCCAAGAAAATGAATATTATGAAGGTTGGGATGTTGGTGTAGGTAATTCTGCCTTGAGTGATTTGGATCAATTGAAAACTTATGATGATATGATTGGCGCAGGATATACAATGACTGCCGATGGATTCTGGATTAAAGAAACTAGCTCCGGTGCTTCTGTATCTCCTAAAAGCGATAAATGGACTCTTCCAGTGGAAGTTGATGGTTTGACTGGAGATTGTCTGATCACCTTACCCGATGATCTACTAGAAAAAGTCGGCTGGAAAGAAAACGATCAGCTCGAATGGGTTGATTGTGGTGATGGTTCCTTTGAGCTTCGGAAGGCGTAGTGCGGTCATCCGCACTTTTCTGCATTCCTGGATCTGCTAAAATAGTAAAGTAAACGAGGAAAACTCATGGCACTATCAAAAAATGTAAAAGAAAATCTTGAAGAGGCGCAAAGCTATCTTCGTGCCGCATTAGCTAATGCTGCTCGCTCAGAAAAGTCAAATATTGCTCATGGCATTTCTGAGCTTGTTGTTGGTATTGACCGTATTGTAAAAATGGAAGAGTTTTCCGACAAGATCGAAGAAATTACCGAAAAAATGAAAAAAGATGGAGGCAATGGTGGAGGCTCTTCCTTCTTTGGGGGTCTTTTCTGAACATTAAGAAAAGATTAAATCTTCCATACATAGTTTGATTATGTGCTATAATGTAATGGACGATACAGAACTTCCTATGCTTTCTCCCGAAGAGTGGATTGAACTCACAGACCTTAAGAATGCCATCAATCAACATCCAGCATCAGTCCATCCTATGAAAATGGAACGATTTACCGAATTGTTTGTTCGCACACTAGAAGGAAAAGGAAATCTAGAAACCTATGAGACTCCAAGTAATTACTAAATATTTTCTAAAAAGTAACATATAAAACAAAATGAAATTCACTGTTTATTCCAAAGATGGCTGTCCATACTGCGAAAAAATCAAACAAGTCTTAAAGCTTTCTAGCCTAGATCATGTTGTCTATAATCTTGGAGAAGACTTTTCTAAAGAAGAGTTTTATTCCGAGTTTGGCACTGGTTCTACTTTTCCTCAGGTCGTTGGGGATGACAAACATCTAGGTGGTTGTACTGATACTGTAAAGTATCTCAAAGAAAGCGGAATTGTGTAGATGGAGGAGTATTGCTTCGATGTAGAGAAAGCAATTGATTACGCTTTCTTCGAACAAAAATTTGTAATGAATTTTTATCAATACTTAAAAGGAAAAGAAGCAAAGAGAGCCGAAGCGAAAAAATTTCTGGAAAGTTCTACTGTAGCCAATATTAAGTCATTGGTTGATGACTTGGATACATATTTGGAAGGTGGACAAGACGAAGTACATAAGCAACTTAGAGAGGCATATGGCTATCTCTCTAAACCATTTGCTCGGAAAGTTCGTAACTACCTTGACTCCATTATAAGTGATACCGAGAAATATCTTTATGACAAACGACCAGGGAGACGGAAGAAAGTTACAAATAAATAGAGGTATGGAGCTTATGCTCCGAAATACAAAGAAAAAGGAGGAACCAAGTCTTTTTAATTTTGTTTATGGGAAAATGGTTTCTCTTTTTTCTAGGGAATTTCATTTTCGTATTGAATTTCAAATAAAAAAACGAAATTCCTAGGAGAAAGAACAATGGTATCAGTAGCAATAACATTAAGCATTCTTGTTTCAATTTTGTTCTTCCTTGTTGGTGGACTTATAGTTTGGGTGGTAAGTCAATATATTGCCGACAATAAATTACCATATATGCACCCAGAATTTTTTGATAAGAATGGAAACATAATTCCAGACGAAGTACTTGCAGTAACTTTTGATCCTGATTATTTTGATATTGAAGATTATGACGAAGAAAATGAAGAGCAATAAATAATAGTGCCTGTGTGATTCGCACCTATCAGGTAGAGAAGGTGTTTGCCACCTTCTCTTGTATAAATATTATTGCGAATCACAATAGACAAAAATGTACTACACTTATGCGTATTTACGCGAAGATAGAACCCCTTATTATATTGGGAAGGGCACCGAAAATAGAGCCTATACTCCACATATAAGAAAAAATTGCGCAGACTTTAAGCCAAAATCAAAAGATCAAATTCTCATATTAAAAAAATTTGAAAATGAAGAGGATGCATATAAACATGAAAAATATTTAATATTTTTGTATGGATTGAAAATTAATGGCGGATTACTTATTAATTTAACTTATGGCGGCGATGGTGGGGGACAAATAAAATATTCAGACGAAGAAAGAGAAGAGGCGTACAGAAAAAAAGCCAAAGAGTATTACAGAAAAAATGAAAAAAGAATAAAAGAATCGGAAAGAGTACGAAGAAGAAAAAATCTTAAAATTAATGCTGCTCGTGTTAAAAAATATAGAGAAAGAAATAAAGAAAAATGCCTAAAACGAGAACAAAGTTATAGAGAAAAAAATAGAGAAAAAATTAATGAAAAGCAAAGACAAAAGCGTAGAGAGAATAGAGAAGAATTTAATAGAAAACAACAAGAATATAGAAATAAAAATAAAGAAAAATTCAGAGAAAGAGATAGAAAAATAGAAAAAGAGTACTATGCTAGAAACAAAGAAAAAATAAAACAGAGACAAAGAGAGCGATATGCGGAAAAGAAAAAAAACAAAAAAAACTTAGAATAACATGACTTGAAAAATAAAAAAACTAAATAAATTGCAATCACTTCAAACTATAAAATTGTAATGACTACTAAAATGAAAACGACAGCTAATAAAACCACAAATTCTAGAAAATCTGCCGAACCAGTAAAACTACAACCGAATCCATTTCAACATGAGATTCTTGAGTTGGCTTCTAAACAACGGACAGCACAAAAAAAAGTAGAGATTCTCCAAGAGTATCGTAATGATGCTCTTGTTTCTATTCTGATTTGGAACTTTGATGAAAGTGTGATTTCTATTCTACCAGAAGGTGATGTTCCATATTCTGGGGTACAAGAACAAACTTCTGGTAATGATACTTTGTCTGGGAGTATTGAAAAGCAGCTTAATACTTCTAGTAAAGTAGATGAAAGGACATCAGCTCAACGAACTTCTTTGCGAAAAGAAGCTCATATTTTTTACAATTTTATTCGAGGAGGTAATGATACTCTCCCAAAAATTCGTAGAGAAACAATGTTCATCAATCTTCTAGAAGGACTACACCCATTAGAAGCAGAGATCCTTATTCTTACTAAAGATAAGCGTCTTACAGATAAATATAAGATAACCCACCAAGTCGTGAAGGATGCATATCCTGATATTCAATGGGGTGGCCGCTCATGAAGACTATTACCAAAGAGACCATGATAGAATGGACAAAGGAAGAGAAAGAAAAAATCAATTCTGTTTATGGGTGTGAATTAATTTATGAAAATGCCACTCCAGATCAAATAAAGGACACTTCTGTTCCTAATGATGCCTATTTGGTTTATTATGAAGTCGCTGGCGAAAGTTATGTTGATGTTTGCCGAGGCAGGAAACGTGTAGATATTTTCGATCTTTATTATGACAAGTTTGGATCTAACACGATCCGAAAAATTGATTTTGGATATGGTAGAACTAACCCAAGGCTTTGGGGAGAAAAAACTAAGAATGAGAAGAAAAAGAAATGAGCAATGGTTTTGATAAGCCAAATGTAGTCATCTACAAAGATGAAGTGCAAAATCTAATTAAAAAATATAAGAAAATTAAGAAGTATATGAAATCCTCTTTATTTCAAATTAAAACAATGGACGGTAACGAAACTCTCGTTTCTAATCTAATCAAAGAACACGAAGAGGATCCAGTCGATTAATGGGGAAGCACTATCTTTTAAATCTTTATGGTTGTACTTATGCGCATCTTAATGATGTGCATTTTCTTATTGATTTATTGGAGAATGCTGCTGCAGTGAGCGGAGCTACAGTTTGTCAGACAATTTTTAAGAAATTTGATCCTCAGGGAGTCACTGTCTTATGTTTGCTTTCTGAGTCACATATCAGCTGCCATTCTTGGCCTGAAGATGGCACTGCTGCTGTGGACATTTTCACTTGTGGCGATTGTAATCCAAAAATTGGTTGTGATGTTATTGTCGAACAATTAAAGCCAGAGCGATATAAGCTAGAATTCGTTCAGCGTTAGATTATTTACAAATCTTAACAAAATTTGGTATAGAGGTGCTACAAAAATGTATCAACGGCTACTCTCTTGACATATATAGGAGTATGGGGTATGATAATCCCATCGTTGACCGGGAAGACCGGCGGAAGTATCCTACAAGGAGAAGCAACGCGAATTTACAAACCAAGTAAAGGAGCAAAGCAAATGAGTCGTGTAGTATATAGAGGTGTCGAGTATGATACCGAAGTGCGTCGTCAGGCACAACAACAGCAACAACAGCAACAGCCTCAACAATATGACGAAACCTATCGTGGAGTAAAGTTTGTCAAGGAGAACAAGTGAAATGAATACTTATTTTGTTCGCTATCTCAAGAAAAAAGCAAGCAAAGAAAAACTTCTTCATAATGCACAGTTGAATATGGCCAAAAAGCCACAAGTAGCTTAAGATCAAAAGGAGGGTTGACAACCCTCCTTTTTTTCTCTATAATGGATCTGTACTCGCAACACATCAATGAATGCGGAAAAAATAAATCTGATTATAAAAAACATGGAGCTTCTGATTGAATCTCTTAAGCTTGAGATCGCGGAAGAGCAAAAAGAAAAAAGCAATGTCATAAGTCTACAAGATCTATTCGAACAAGAAAGAAAGAAGATAGATACTTATGAAGAACCAGATTATTATGAGGAACCATAATGTACGAAGAATTGACGGCATTTGAAAGAGCACTTGCTCGTTTTGGAGACAAAGTGCAATATGTTGTTGGTCTGGAGATTGGGGATAAGATGTCTCCGGAAACAGCATATCAGGAAATTAAAGGGATGATGAAAGAACTCAAGAAACTGCGTAAACAAGAAAAAGAAACTTGGGAGTTTGATGTATGAAGCCAATTAAATCAAAAGATCTTCTTGAACTCGATAAAAGACTTCAAGTTGTAAAACTACAATCTTATCCCATTCCGGAGCAAGTAATTTGGCAAGCAGGAAAAGGGGATTATTCTGAGGTTCCTATTCATGAAGTCAATGTACCTAATCCCCAAAAATGCGGTGAATGGATTGTTGATCAACTTCTTGCTAACGAACGAGGTCATTGGGGACCACTAGAACATCCTGGAATCACTTTTTCTGTATCTGGATTTGTTCATAATGTAATCGTTCAGGCAAGAACTCATCGCATTGGAACTTCTTGGGATGTTCAATCTCAGCGATACACCGGAAAGCGAGTCGTCAAGGTTGCCAAGGGCGAGCTAGATGTCGAGGAGGTTTTCTATGTGCGTCCTGTGGGCTTCTACACCAATCGTAAGGGCAAGAAGTACGAATGGTCCGAAAAGCACCGACAACGCAAGCTAGGGCGCATTCTGAGCGAGTGTCAGGAGTATGCCGACTACTATGAGCAGGGAATGTGTGAGGAACACATCCGTGATTATCTTCCCCAAGCAATTCGCCAGAACTTTGTAGTTTCTTTCAATCTGCGTTCTGTTCTTCACTTTATGGATCTTCGTTCTAAACTTGATGCACAGATTGAAATTCAAGCACTTTGCGACGCACTTATTCCAGAACTACAAAAGTGGACACCCAATGTCTGGAGTTATTATGAAGAAAAACGATTACATCGCGCTCGTTTGAGTCCATAAATATTTTGAGATATTATAAGGAGTTTTGAATTGCCAACATATCCGATAATTAACAAAGAAACTGGCGAACAGAAAGAAGTTGTAATGAGTATTAGTGAATGGGACGAATTCACCAAAAGTAATGTAGATTGGATCCGTGACTGGTCAGATCCATCTACATGTCCAGGATCCGGCGAAGTGGGTGAGTGGCGTGATCGCCTAGTAAATAAGAACCCAGGTTGGGGAGAAGTGCTTAAGAAAGCACATAAGTCTGCTGGAAGTAAATCACAAATGCAAATCTGATATATGGCAAGAAGGAAGAGGACAACAAACGATTATCAGCCTATTGGAGTTGGTATGACAGCTAAACAAATGAAAAGAAAAAAGCCAATAAATTCTGACTTACTTCTGGACATTGAACCTATTACTGAAAATCAGAAAAGGTTGTTTGAATATTATGACGAAGGAAAAAACATATTTGCCCATGGAGTACCGGGATCTGGCAAAACTTTCGTTCTTCTTTACAAAGCACTCAAAGAAGTTCTAAACGAAAGAAGTCCTTATGAAAAAATTTATATCGTAAGGTCTTTAGTGCAAACAAGGGAGATTGGTTTCCTTCCTGGCAAAGAGGAAGACAAAAAATCTCTTTTCGAGATCCCATACAAGAACATGGTAAAATACATGTTCCAACTTCCATCAGATGATGACTTCGAAATGCTTTATGGAAATCTTAAGGCACAAGAAACCATAAGCTTCTGGTGTACTTCTTTCATTCGTGGTGTAACTCTAGACAATTGTATTATCATCGTTGATGAAGCACAGAATTGTTCTGGGCACGAATGCTTCTCAGTTATTTCTAGGTGTGGTATGGACACCAAGATCATGTTTGCTGGCGATGTCGAACAAAGTGATTTAGTTAAGATGAGTGAAAAGAATGGAATCATTGACTTCCTAAAAATTATTGATGTTATGCCTTCCTTCGAAAAAATTGAGTTTGGTGTCGAAGATATAATTCGTTCGCCACTGGTTAAAGAATTTGTTATTGCTAAACATTCGTTAAATCTATGAGTAATCCTTTGATTGATAAGTGGAATTCTATCAACAGAAAAAATTTTAATCACATTGAAGTTAATCTTCCAAATCTAGAAAGAGAAACAATTGATGGGGTTCGTTATTATAAGGTCCCAGGAGAAGACGAACTTAAACGATTTGTTTCTGTTACTTCCGTAACTTCTCATTATAATAAAGAAAAATTTGCCGATTGGCGTCGGCGTGTGGGAGAAGAAAAAGCCAACAAAATCACAAAGGCAGCTACAACTCGTGGTACTGCAATGCACTCATTAATCGAGTCGTATCTTATGAACGAGGATCTACCTTCTGCGGATCCTCTTCCAAAATTTTTGTTTGATGTTGCCAAATCCGAACTGGATAAAATAGACAATATCATAGCAATCGAACGATCAATGTACAGTGATTACTTCAAGCTGGCTGGCACCGTAGATACGATTGCGAATTATGATGGCAAGCTAAGTGTAATTGATTATAAGTCGTCAGAAAAACCAAAACCTCGGGAATGGATTGAAAATTATTGGGTACAAGCGGCAGCATACGCATTTATGCTCAAAGAACTCACTGGTAAAGAAGCTGAACAATTGGTGATCATTATGTCCTGCGAAAACGGAGAAATAATCACTTATATTGAGACTGATATTGAAAAATACATAAGACTCCTGGTAAAATATGTAAAAAAATTCACAGAAGACAAACTTAAAGAATATGAATCACTCCGATGAACTCAAAAAAGAATTTCAAAAGAAGTTCTTATGTCAAGATAAATTTGCACAAGAAATTGAAACTCTTGTAAAAGAAAACCCAGAATATAATTATATCACTGCCATAGTGCAGTATTGTGAAATGAATAGTATTGAGGTTGAGTCCATTTCTAAATTGATTTCAAAGCCACTCAAAGAAAAACTTAAATGCGACGCAATTGAACTAAATTTTCTAAAACAAACATCAAAAGCAAAACTTCCTCTATAATGAAAGTGACTCCACATGAAGCCTATAAGCAATATCTTGCACTAAAGAATCATTTCTCTAATGATTCTTATGATTACTTCAAATATTGTGGAAAGATTAAGGCATCCATTGAATCTTTCCACAAAAGGAAAGATCGTTTATTTTTCGAAAAACTTTCAAGACAAAAGAAAGATAATGAAATCGTAGAATTTTTTGTTTCTAATTTTATATCTTCTTCCGATCCTTCTTCTCTTTGGATTGGAGAGATCATCAAAAACGGAAATGAAACTTACACTGAGTGGAAGAAAAAACGACAATCGTTAAGCTACTTATTTGAAAATGATCTGATAAACATTTCCCAAGAATCTCATTTAGTTGAGTACCTAGAAATCAAAAACAACAAGCACCCAAAGATACTAAAAGAATACTTATCTGGGAAGATCTCTCTTGAGACAATGGTGGTTCTAGATCAGATACTTCATTACAGAGAAAAGTTTGATGAGAAACTAATTGATCCTGTATGGGAATTAGTTTCTAAAAAAATTAAAAACTATTCTCCCTTTTTGGGCATTGATCTGGATAAATATAAGAACATCTTAAGAAAAGTTATTTTGTGACATTTTTTAATTCGGACATCGTAAAAAAAGAATTAGAAGATATTGGAGAACTACAAGAAAAAATATCTTCTAATGTCTTTTCTTTCGAAAGAATGAGTAAAGGAGAGAAATTAGAACATATAAAACTATTAGAGACTCTTCTAGAAAAGCAACGAATACTATACACAAGATTGAGTCTATCTGATGATTCTGATGCAGCAGAAATGAAATCAAGGCTCGATGATGCAACAAAATTGATAGGACTTCCTCCAGATATGCAAATTGGAGATGTATTCAAAAACATGATTGATATGATCGAATCCGCCAAACAGCAGTTGCAAGACGACTGAACCTGTGCTATAATACTCTCATGGGCTTGGGAACCCTGAAGCCGCCTAATATCCACCGTATCTATCGTAACATGAATTTTAAAGATCTTAAGAAGCAATCTTCACTCGGTAGCCTAACCGAAAAGCTTATTAAAGAAGCAGAAAAAATGGGCGGGAATAACGCAGGAGATAACCCCAATCTTTTCAAACTAGAAACTGATAAAGTTGGTAATGGTCGTGCAGTCATTCGCTTCCTACCTGCACCACCGAACGAAGACCTTCCTTTTGTGAAGCTGTATAATCATGGCTTCCAAGTCAATGGCCGCTGGTTCATTGAAAACTGTCCTACTACTCTTGGCGAAGAGTGTCCCGTTTGAAACAGGCGGCCTTACAAAGTAATTTGTATTGAATAACTCCGTTAATTGCTGGAACACCTAAATGTAAAAATTTTTTTCCATAAATATATGTAAAACAAACATTAAATTATGGAAAAGGGAATATTAAAAACGGAAAAAGGCTTCTATTGTTATATAAATCAACAATATTATACTACAGCTATTGGACTCTGTAATTATCTAAGAACTCTATCGATGACATCCAAAGAATATTATTTGAAATATTTGGGAGATGTCGGTAAGTGCGAAGTTTGTAGTAATCCAACAAATTTTAAGGGAATAACGATAGGATACAAAAAATATTGTTCTTCTGCTTGTGCTGTTAGAAGTGATTCTCATCGAAATGCAGTTAGTCAGAGATTTGTTGGAAACGAGGAAAAATTTTTAAATTCTCTAGAAAAAAGAAGAATTACTTTATCTAAAAAAAGTAAAGAAGAAAAAGAAGAGAGCAACGAAAAAAGAACTCGTACTTGTTATGAAAGATATGGGGAAGATTATTTTTCTACAAAAACAAAACTTCAATGGGAAAGAAGAACACAAGAAGAAATAAACTTGATGGTTCTAAAAACCAATGAGACAAAAAAGAAAAATGGTACTTTTTATATTCACCCATACAAAACCGCAAACAAGCAAATTATTATAGAAGATAAAGTTTTTAGAGTTCAGGGATACGAAGATATCGCACTGAAACTACTATCGCAGATTGTCAATGTAAATGAAATCAAAGTTGGTAAGGATGTCCCAAGAATAAATTTGTCTTCTGGGAAAAAATATTATCCAGATATTTACATTTATAATCTTCTTATAGAGGTG